GGCGAGCACGATGACTTAGTGGATAGCATGACTCAAGCAGTAATGAGATTTAGACAAGGTGGTTTTATAGATCATCCAGACGATTACGAGGATGAAGAATTACCATCACAACAAAGGACGTACTATTAATGGCAATAGACAAGGTACAAGATTTAACTAAAGAATCGATCGTAGTTGATCCAACCGTAGAAGTTCAGACACCCGCTGAAGAACTTGCAGAAATGCAAATGGATGTTCAGATGACCGAGGACGGCGGAGCTGAAATAGATTTAGATCCATCCGCTGCAGCGCCAGAAGGATCAGAAAACCATGAAGCAAACTTAGCTGATTTTTTAGACGAAGATATTTTAAATGGTATTTACGATGACTTAAAAGAAAACCATGATGATTTTAAATCATCAAGAAAGGATTGGTCAGACTCTTACACAAAGGGTTTAGATCTACTAGGTTTTAAGTATGAAAATAGATCAGAACCTTTTCAAGGTGCATCTGGAGCAACACACCCAGTTTTAGCTGAAGCTGTTACACAGTTTCAAGCGTTAGCTTACAAAGAATTATTACCAGCAGGTGGACCTGTAAGAACTCAGATTGTTGGTATGGTAGACCAAGCAAGAGAACAGCAATCACAAAGAGTCAAAGAGTTTATGAATTATCAACTTATGGTTAATATGAAAGAGTATGAACCAGAGTTTGATCAGATGTTATTTAATTTACCCCTTGCAGGTTCGACTTTTAAAAAAGTTTATTTTGATTCTGTTGTTGGTCGTACTGTTTCTAAGTTTGTACCCGCTGAAGATTTGTTGGTGTCTTATAATGCAACATCTCTTGAAGACACGGACACAATTATTCACATAATTAAAATATCAGAAAATGATTTACGTAAACAACAGGTGTCTGGTTTTTATTCTGATGTTGATCTAGGTGAAGCAGGATACGAGGGAAATGACATAGAAGACAAAAAAGAAGAGATTACTGGTGTAGAAAAATCAAACGGAAATGATGTACACACGCTTTTGGAGTGTCACTGCGAGTTAGACATAGAAGGGTTTGAAGATAGAAGTGAAACAGGCGAAGAGACGGGAATTAGACTTCCATATATTGTTACTCTTCACGAAGACTCAGGAAAAGTTTTATCTATCAGAAGAAATTACGGTCCGATGGACCAGATGAAAAAGAAAAAAGAATATTTTGTTCACTTTAAATTTTTACCAGGACTCGGATTTTATGGGTTCGGCTTAATCCACATGATCGGCGGATTGTCTAGAACTGCAACTGCAGCACTTAGACAATTACTAGATGCCGGCACCTTGTCAAATTTACCAGCCGGATTCAAGCAAAGAGGCATCAGAGTCAGAGACGAAGCTCAACCGTTGCAGCCGGGCGAGTTCCGTGATGTTGATGCACCTGGTGGAAATTTAAAAGATGCGTTTATGACGTTGCCTTTCAAAGAACCAAGTGGCACGCTCCTTCAACTTATGGGCACGGTTGTTCAAGCAGGACAAAGATTTGCAAGCATCGCTGATATGCAAGTCGGTGATGGTAATCAAAGCGCAGCAGTAGGCACGACCATGGCGTTATTGGAACGCGGATCGCGGGTTATGTCTGCGATACACAAAAGATTATATTCAGCCATGAAATGTGAGTTTATGTTACTTGCTGCTAACTTTGCAGTTTATCTACCAAAAGTCTATCCGTACGATATTGTTGGTGGTCAGAGAGAGGTTTTTGCACAGGATTTTGACGACAGAGTAGACATCGTACCTGTAGCTGATCCAAATATATTTTCTCAGACACAAAGAATTACAGTTGCACAGACAGAATTACAAATGGCAATGTCAAATCCTGGCATGCACAATTTATACGAAGCGTACAGACACATGTATGAAGCGTTGGGTGTAAAAGACATTGATCGTTTATTACCACCGCCACCACAACCGCAGCCACTAGACCCTGCAAGTGAAAATATTTTGGCATTGAACGGTAAAAAGATACAAGCGTTTCCAAAACAAGACCATCAGGCACACATGAGAGCGCATTTACAGTTTATGGGCACCACAATGGTAAGAAATAACCCAAAAGCACTTGGACTTTTACAACAAAATTGCATGGAACACATAAATTTGATGTCATCAGAGCAAGTTGAAATGGAATTTGCAGAAGAAATTGCAAAAACACAACAAATGCAGCAACAAATGGCTATGTTATCGCAACAATTAGGCCCACAGGCGCAACAAAATCCACAAATGATGGCCATGCAACGTGATTTAGAGTCATTAAACCTTGTTATGGAGTCTAGAAGAGCTGTTTTAATAGCAGAATTTACAGAAGATTACGCAAAAGCAGAACGACAAGTATTAAATCAAATAGAAAATGATCCATTGTTAAAACTAAAAGACAGAGAGATTGATCTCAAGGCTCGAGAAGAGCAAAGAAAAGAAGAAGAGGGCACGAATAAAGCAAACATGGACATGATGCGTATGATGCAGAATAAAGAGATAGCAGAAAACAAATTAGAGCAAAACGATGAGCACGCTAAGCTTAGAGCGAGCGTTTCACTTGCCAAGGATGGTATCAAACAAATGAAAGCAACCATCACTGAGGGTCAGTGATGAATAAACAAGAGCAAAGAACTTTCGGAATTACAAAAAACTTATTAAAAAAACCAATACCAAAGTTTTATGGTGCTGGTGATCATAAAGTACAGCTAGCTTACATAACACCTGATGAGGCAAACTTATTAGCTGATTTAGATTTACACGGTAGTAGTCCACCTAATCCTGGACCAGGAGGTATTCCAAACTTTAACGATCCAGGAACAGGAATGAGTGGTGCTGCAGCCAGTGCAGCCGAAGCAGGGGGCAAAGCAGGCAAAGCAGGCGCTGCTCAAGCAGCAGCTGAAGGAGTTGGTGGTTTTGCGACAGGCGGTGGCGGTGTGGTCACTGGTGGTGGCGGAGTAGTAACATCGAGTAGCACGGGCATACAAGGAGATGGCTCAACTGTTAATTATGGTAATAATGTTAGTAGTCCTTATGGTCTTGGTGTAAGTCCAAATTTAGGTGCTGGTCAAAGTGATGACTCAGATAACGATGACGCCGATAAGCCAGGTTTTTTGGACAGTATAAGAGAATCTATGACAACTAGACTCAGTCCTCAAGGATTACTTGGAACAGCTATTGGTACTGCACTGTTTGGACCAATAGGTGGTTTTCTTATGGGAAACATAGCAGGAACTTATGGTGATGATGATGAGTCAAATAATTTCTTTGGCAACATAGGTCAGTCTTTACAAAAAGATTTTACTGACACTAAAGACTTTTTTTCAAATGAAGAAGGTGATTTTTCTCTTGGTAATATGTTTGACGGCATAGGTAATTTATTCGGACCAGCTGCTCCAATGGATCCAAGAGATTTACGAGGAGGCAACAATCAAAACCTTACTGTCAACTTAACCGAAGACGCAGATCCTGTTGAGGATGAAACAGAAGAAGAAGGAGGAGGAACGTCTACCTTTGTACCTAATTATGGAGGCACATTTAAGTTTGATCCTTTAACAAATAGTTTTGGGTTTAGGCCATGAAAGAATCAGATCTTATAGCACCGATGGGAATAATGACACTCCTTGCTGCTTTAAAAGGCAGACAAAATAAAACGGATGCAGAAACAGCATATGCTAATGAAGTAGAAAGACTTAATGAACTAGCTTTACAATCACAAGAAGAGACAGAAGACGCTAGTGCTGAAACTGACGATAGTGGTATTGACATGAGCGCCAATAAAAAATTAACTTTTTCTGATAACATATCAGAGCTAGGGGGCGATTTATTCAATTCAATACTTGGAGCAGCTTTTATGCCAGGTGGTTTGGTTGGTAAGGGTTTAGCTCTTACCGTGGGCATGAATGCAGCCACTGGTTTTGGTAATGAAACTATTCAAGATATGGTAGAGGTTATTGATCCTGATGGTGTAACTAAAACCGTTCCACCTAAAGGGGACGGTCCTGAATTTTTAGAAGGTATTATGAATTTTTATAGAGATATGGCAGGTGAAGATGGAAAACTAGAAATGACGCCTAATTTCTTGGCGCCAGGAGGACAAAGTCCTTATCTAGGGTATGAAGACGGTGGTAGAGTTAACTTAAGAGGTGGTGGAATGGATGCTTCACAAAAGGATTTTGGAAAAAGTAAAAAAGACAAGACAAAAGACACTAAAAGCAAAGAAGACACTGATAACGACAATAAAGGAAACAAACCAAGTCAATCGCCAAACGCTGGCGTATCAACGATATCTGCTCCATTTGATGCTATGTCGCCATTTGATGCTAATATGCCATCAGTCGCAGCGTTAGGTCCAATGGGCACTATGGGCACGGCTATAAACCCGGGTTTATTTGGAGATGAAGAAGATTCTTCATCTTTCGGTAGTTTAGGTAAATTTAATATAGGTGATGTTTCAATAAATGTTGATCCTTTTGGAGCTACGCAACTTGGTGTTACAGCTCCCATAGGTTCGGTTTATGGTATTAAAAATCTTTTTGGGTATAAGTAGTAGTGCCAGAAAAAAGAAAGAATAGAATAAAAGATCATCTGGTTGTACCTGCAGACGGTAGGCCAGAAGAAGTTAAAGTTGGATACAGAACTATAAAAATAAAATACGTCAGACCTGATTTTATTAACGACGACATGACAGAAAGTTATGGTGAGTATCGTGCTCGAGAAGGAGTCATATATATTCAAGATGCGCTGTGTGGGCAAGAAAGATGCAATACTACGTGGCACGAAAT